GGAGTTGCAGTTCCAAGCGAAGGTGGCGCTGCGGGTGTACGGGGAGCGGGACCACCAGCTGGTGGCCGAGCCGTTCAGGTACGCAATACGCTTGTTGTTTGCGTCGGTGCCGGTTCCCAGGATGAAATAGGCGAGCTTTGCACCGTCTTTCGGGAAATAGGACCAGGACGGGTCGCCGCCCATTTCAATGTCCGACAGCAGGAAGATTTTGCAGGAGAGGCCGTTTGCTCCGCTGTTGATGGTCATGCTGGTGCCGCTGCCGGGGCGATAGGGAATCTTGACCTGTTTGATTTGCGCTCTAATATCGGCGTCGAACAGGTTCAGGAAGGTGCTATTGAGGTAGCTGTGGATCGTGCTGTTTGCGTAGTCGTTGACGTTGCTGCTGTGCCACTGGCGGCTCTCGTAAATGTCCTTCATCAAGAGCCAGGTGCCGTTGCAGCTGGCGTCATAGAGGCTGGACGGAAGGCCCTGGTGGACGACAATGAAGTCCCGCAGGGTGCCGTTGACCTTCAGCTTGACGGTACTGCCGACGGCTTTGGTGCCGAGTTTTGCGCTTGCCATTTTCGGTTTTCCTCCTTTGGGTTATTCCCACGGGAGCACTTCTTCCGGCCTGGGTTCTGAATGGAAGGCCGGGGGTGGTGCCGCCGGTGAGGTCTGAAGTTTTCGCTGCTGCTTTAGGCGGCGGAGTTGCTTAACGTATGGCGGGGCGGTGATCTTACGGTGGGGCCGGAGCTTCTCTCCGATGATGCCCCCGACCTGTTCTGCGATTTTAGAGCGGAGGGCGTAGGTATCGCCGTGGGCGGCGTGGGCGTCCCAGGATTTCCATTTGCGTATAATTTCATCCTTTGTGATCTCCCCTGCCGGGTAGGCTTTGCGCCAGTAGCGCACCTTTCCTTTCATGCGGTCTATGCTGTCTTGCCGGACCTTTTGGACGACGGCTCCAGTGTCTGTGAGGTAGGTGTGGAAGCCGAGGAAGTCTATACCGTTGCGAAGCGGGAAGATTGCGGTCTTGTCGTTTAGCTCCAGGCATAGGTCGCCGATTTGCGCTCTTATTTCCCGAAGGAGGGCTTGGAGGGCTTTCTTGTCCGGGTGGATGATGTAGAAGTCATCCATATAGCGGCCATAGTAGCGTATCCTGAAGCCTTCCTTGATTAAATGGTCGAAGCCGTCCAGGAACATGAGGGCGAAAAGCTGGGAGGTCTGGTATCCGAGCGGAAGGCCCTCTGTAGTGTCGATGTAGGTGCAGAGAAGGTCATATATGCGAAGGTCAAGGCCCTGCCTCTCGAATAGGCTCCGGAGCTTTTGCTTCAGAAGGTCATGGTCGATAGAGGCAAAGAAGTGATGAATGTCGGCCTTCAGGACCCAGCCGTCGGCGCTGCCGTGTTTGCGGTAGTAGTCGATCATGGCCCCCTTCAGCCGTCCGAGGCCGTCGTGGGTGCCTTTGCCCTTTTGACTTGCGTAATTATCCCGGATGAAGCTATGGGTTACGGCTGGATATAGGACGTTGTCGGTTACGGCGTGAAGGACTACCTTGTCGACGAAGGCCGGGGCTTGGACCAACCGTTTCTTTGGCTCGAAGACGTAGAAGGTTTCAAACTTGCCGGGGCGGTAGGTGCCGCCCTCCAGTATCCTGGAGAGCCTGTCGGTGTAGGCCAGGACGTTCGCTTCATATTGCGCCGTGGCCGGTTTGGATCGTTTGCGCTTTCTTGCCTCCAGGTATGCGTTATAGAGGACCTCAAAGGCGCACAGCTCCTGGTATGTCATGGGGTCCCTTCTTTTGCTTCCTCCAGCCGGGGTACAGGGGAAGCTCCCGGCTGGCCATCTTTCCTAACGCTGGCCGCCTTCCCCTCGGTAGTCCGCTTCGCCTGCATGAAGGAGGCGGCGGACCTCAGCGTGATGTGTTTATCGACGGTCCGAATCTTGGCCCGAGGCGGCCCAAAACCGGGGCCGTCGAAAGGGTGCGGCTCCCTTTGATGATGGTGGCGCTGCTTTCTGCCCTTGCGGGGCGTACTTGTCCGGGCCTGTCCATCAGAGCGGGGCGGATGCCATAGGAGTTGGAGCAGTTGTTGTTGTTGTTGCAATTGCCATTGGAGTTGCAGTTCCAAGCGTTGGTGGCGCTGTTGGTGTTCGGGGAGCGGGACCACCAGTTGGTGGCCGATGTGAGCCGTACCCTAATACGAGGCGGGGCGTCCCGCCGGGTATCCTATTGACTGGCCTCCGCCCTATACTGACGGAGGGCTTCTTTGACCAGGGCGACTTGCCGCCGGTCTGTTGCGGCCTGGGCTTCCTCTCGGAGCTTCCTGGCCCTGCCGCCGTCGTTCTTCCTCCAGGCTCCGGCCATATACTTCACGTCCTGTGTCTTCTTCGTCCAGACGCCGCCCTTGTGGGTGCTGATTATGCCGTCTTCCATGCAGATGGTGATATACTCCAGGAGCAGGGAGCAGCCGTCGAGGATTGCGTCTATTTTCCGAAGGCGTTGGTCGTACTCCGTGAGGAAGTGGGTGTTATTTGCGGCGTGTACGTCCAGGAGGATTTGCTTGGCTATGAAGCGCATATCCTCCCCGTAAAGGCGGAAGGTGGATTTTGTGAAGCCTTCCCGCTGCTTCCTGTCGAGGGCGGTTATGACCTGGGAAGTGACCGTCTGGGCCTCCCTTATATCCTGGAGGGCGGCGATCCGTTCGAGGATTTGCCGGACGTCCTTTGCGCTGACGTCATCCGTCACGATTCTTGTCGCCTGTTTGGTGAATTTCAGAAGCTCCCTCGCTCTGACGCCTAACAGGAATTCCTTGTCGGCCATTTGCGCCCTCCCTTAGAATTCGATCCGGCTCTGCGCCTTGTTCCAAACGCCGGTGACGGAAAGGCCGGTGAGGCTCTCGAAGGTGGCGCTGAAGGGGTTCCCGGATACGTCGGTGTTATACATCAGCTCCAGGAGGGAGAGGCGGGAATCCAAGGCGGCGGTGGCGTTCTGAAGGGCCGGGTGGGCTTTCGGGTCGGCGTTGTGGGTGTCGATCTGCTCCTGCGTTTCCTCCAGCAGCATGGGGAGGACCGTGGTGGTGCAGAGGTCCATTACGTCCTCGGAGGTCATGAAGGCTTCGGGGACGTAGTCCACGACAACGGTGGCCCCTTCGCCGACGGTGATCTCGCAGTCGAAGCGTCGGGTGTCCAGGCCGTCGGCGTAGGCGCTTACCCACTGGGGGTAGTCGCCCAGGGTACCATAAAAAATCATGACGTCGGTGTCCCCTGCGCCTTTGGCAAAGATGCCAAACTCCCGAATCCAGAAGCCGTACTCCAGGCCGCCGTTGAGGTCGGAGCGGTATTCCACGGTCAGGTGTACGGTGTCGCCTTTCACGACGGGGGTGGTGGAGGTTGCGGCGGCCACAGGCTCCACAAGGTCCTCCAGGTCGCCGGGAAAGACTTCCTCCGGGCAGCGCCCGGAGCCGACCATGATCCGGGTGATTTCCAGGGGCTTCCCGGTTCCGATCACCTCGGCGATCAGCTCCCGGCCTACCCTGGGAATAGTCGCCCCGTATACGCCGATGAGGGCGGGGTTCTGTTCGTTCATGTGGTTTCCTCCTTCAGTGTTGGCAGTTTGGTTTGGGTTACCACCTGGAAGGTGCCGGTGATCTTCGGCGTCGCCCTGGCGGTGACTTTCGTTTCATAGTCCTGCAGGATGGGCAGCCGGGTACGCATATAGCTGTGGGCGGCTCCGCCAATGCGGACGGTGCCGAGGGCCGTGTCTGTGGGCCGCTCCAAGATGGGGAGTTTGGTTGTCATGAGGCCCCGGCTCTTTCGGGCGGAAACATGGACCACGGCCGCCTTGAATTTCGGCTCCAGGAGCGGGAGGGCGGTGGTGGAGCGGGTGGCCCTGAAGGTGGGGGCTGGGTATATCCTGGCCGGTTCCAGGGTGGTGAAGGTGATTATATCGTCCAGCCAGCTTGAAAGCCTTTTCACGCTGGATACCATACGGCGGAACTCCCGGAGGTTTTCGGGGGTAATTGCGGCGCTGCCGTCGCTGCCGACGTAGGCCCGGAAGTGGTGCGGGTCGCCGTTGTAGTCGAACCATTCCTCCATGTGTCCGGCCCCGAAGATGGTCTGGATCAGCCAGTTGACCGCCGCCGGGGTCCCCAGCTTGGCGTAGAAGGGCAGGGTCCCTTTTACGAGGGTCCGCTTCACGTCGAGGGGGAAGCTGTCTTGGTATGCGGGGGTCCGCAGCTCAACGGCCAAAATGTCCAGGATACGTTCGTCGAGGGTATCAATGGCCGACATGAGCCGGGTCCTGGCGGCGAGGGCCATAATGCGGCGCTTTTCCTCCCGGACGGCGTAGGCGACGGCGATTGTCTCGGGGTTGTACCTCATGCCGTTGTTCAGAAGGTCGGTGATCTGGCCGTCGTAGAGATTAGTCATCCTCCAGCCCTCCGTATATGACGGCGTTCTCCCCGAGCTGGGCCACCTCCGTGTCCGCTACCTTCTCGAAGGCGGGGGCGGTCAGGTCCACCCGTTTCGCTCCGGCCTCCCTTATCCGGCGGACCAGCTCCGAGGGGTTTATATCCCGCCCGATTTCCGTGGTCTGCCAGGTAATAAAGGCTTTTATTGCGGCGTCGACTTTCTCCTGGATTGCGGTAGCCTGGGCCTGATTGGACCGGGCTATGTAGTAGGTAAGGCCGAGGTCGAAGGTCTTTACGGTGGGGGCCTCTACGGTCACAAGGTCGGTCATGGGGCGGATTTCCCCGTCCCGGAGATATTCCTGGATGGACCCGAGGACCTCCGGTCCCGGAAGGGTGCCGTCCTGCATGAGGACATATATGGTCACCTTCCCAGGCTCCGGTGTGGTGGGCCGGATGGAGCCGACGTCGGTGTTTTTGGTCTTCACCCAGTAGGTGTAGGCGTCCTGTGGTCCGGCGGTGCTGTACTTGGAGGGGGCCAGGTATATCCTTTCGGCGAGGCTTTGGTCGTCCTCCAGGTCTGTCCCGCCCTCCGTCTTCGTGATGTTCGACACGCTCTCGACATAGGGGAGCGGGTCGGCGAGAATGTTGATTTGTCCGGGAAGGAAGTTGTTTCCCTGGATTCCCTGGGCGGTGCAGATGGCGTCGACGTCGGCGTATTCCGTCCAGGCGGGGATTTCGCTGTATTCCTCCGTCTGAAAATAGACGCCGTCGCCGTTGGTCATCCTGGTACCGGCGGGGATACCGATGGCGTAGGAGCGGACCTCGGAGAGCGTGAAGCGGATCGTGGTCCTGGCTGCTGAGGGCTGCTGCCGGGTAACTCCCCGGTTGCCGCCGAGGCTGTCCAGGAACTCACCATAGCTGTATTTCAGAAGGTCCTGCTTCCCGGTCCTGTCGACGTGCTGCTCCAGTTGGTAGAGGTCCAGGGCTATGGCGTAGAGCTGTATCCGGTTCGGGTCCGCTTGTCCAAGGCTGACGGTCTTTCCGGTGACTTCCTTGTAGCGCTTTTCGTAGTTCCCCACGAGGCGCTCCATCATGGCCTCCAGGGTGTCGTTTTCGATGAAGGAAACGTCCGGGAGGTCAAAGACCGATTTCAAGAGGTCATCCATCCGCAATCACCACCTTTGTGTGTAATTTCCCCTGTTCGTCCGCCTGGAAGGTCACGTCGGTCACTCGGACCCGAGGCTCCCAGCGCTCCACGGCGTCCATGATCTCCACGGCCATTAGGTTCTCCGCCACGGGGGTGGGGTTGTCCAGGATGGCGGTATCAATGCCGAAGGTCCGGTGGAGGGGGCAGGTGCCGAGCGGGGTGGCCAGTATGGTCCGCACGTTCCGCAGGATTTCCCGGCGGGTGGCGTTGTCGCCCTCCCCGTACTCGAAGGCGATCTCAATGTTGGAAAGGTCCACGGTCTGGCCCCCTTTACAGGTATTCTTCCATGGTGACGTTGACCTTGGCCCGGACCAGCTCTCCACGGTTGTATACGGTTTCCCAGGTTTCGCTGGTGCCGGTTATGGCCCACCAATAGCGGCCAAGCCTCCGGCCTCCGAAGACCAGGGCGTTGACGGTCCCTCGCTCTGTGAGGCGCTCCAGCTTCTCCAGGGTGGCCCTGGGCCGGACGCCGAGGGAGGCGTCGAGGTCCATGGTGAAGGTGATTTTCTGGAGGGAGGGCCGCAAAAATTCCTTTTGGTCTTTCTTGCCGACCCTGCTGTGGGTGGCCCACTGGGAGCCTACGGTCCGCACCATGTTCTGAAGGGTGAAGACCTGTCTGTCGCTGACGGAGAAGACTATATCCTTCCCCCAGTTGCCGATTGCCACGGCCTATCCCTCCTATCCTCCGATGAATACATCCCCACTGCCGCCCTGGACGCTCCCCGCCAGCGTGACCGGATCGCCGACCCTGGCGGCGGGGATTCCGTTGATGAACACTGTGGAGCTGCCGCCTGATATGCTGTCCTGATGGCCAGGGTGGACCACGCAGCCGTGGGCCGAGTAGTGGTCCCCCAGGCGTCCGGCTCCTTTGCCGTTGATGAAAACATTGGGGCTGCACTCCACCAGCGGTACGGCTGGGCAGTTGTCGTGTCCGGTGCAAGGGTCGCCCTGTCTTGTAGCTGCTGGCATATTGTTCTCCTTAGTTCAGGTTCACGACGCCGCCTTTGACGGTCAGGTTCCCGTTGACGTTGGTGTCTTTGGCGTTGATCGTTACTGTGTCGGCGTTGATAGTCACGGAGCCCTTGGCGTCAATGGTCACGGTCACGGCTCCGATGTGGAGCGTGAAGACGCCGGTGTTATGGTCATAGCGCTCGTAGGCTTTCCCATAGTCCCGGTTGAAGTCCTTCCGGTATAGCCCCTCGAAGCCCTCCGGTGGCCGGTGGCCGTCGTGCCATACCGGGCCGAGGATGGTGGCGGCGCAGGTCCCGTTGGAGAGGTGGGCCACCATGACCTGATCGCCGACCTTGGGCATCCAGTATTGGAAGGCGAGGAAGCTGAAGAAGGCGGTGGTGCTGTCGCCCTTGTCCTCATAGGTGACTTTGGCCGTCCCTTTCGGATAGTCGAAGCTGGATATTTTGCCGATACGGAAATAGCCTTTTTCGGCCACGATCATCCCCCCTCTGCGACGGTGCTGGCGATTGAGGTGGCGCTGGTGATCCGGGGTTCCACCCGGCGAAGCTCCAGGGCCATCTTGTAGCCGCTGCCGATGGTATGTGTGATCTGTTCGATGTAATAAATCCCGTCGAGCTTCTTCAGGCCCCGTATCTCTATGAGGTCCGAGGCGATAAGGCCGGGACGGGCCATCATGGAGATACTCATGGTGACGGCTCCCCGGTTGGCCTTGTTTACTGCTGCCAGCGCTATGGAGGTCGCCTCTGTGAGATTGTCCGCCGGTTCGTTTACGGTGAGTAACCGGGCGGGGTCCCCTGCCTCGACGGTAAAGGTCTTGTTTTTGTCGCTGTTGGTGTACTGGTACCGGACGCCGGTATAAGTGCCGGTGGTGGACGTGTTCCAGGTCCAGCCGGGGTCAAAGTCTGCCGGGGTGAGAATAGCCTTCACGGCCTTGCTCTCATAGTCCGCTTCCGAAAAAACCACCAGCTTGTCGCCGTAGATTTTGAGGGCGAGGCCGTACTTGTCGACCATGCCGCAGTAGAAGTCGCAGTCGCTCTGGTTGTTCTGCTCCACCTTTTCGATTGCGGCGTCGGTAGCGTCGAAGAAAAGGGCGATCCCGGCCCGTCCGGCGATCTTCTGTCCTATCTCCTGAAGGGTCGTGTTTTCATAGGTTTCCGTCCGGTCTTCCGTCTTGAAGCTGGTATTGGCGGGGAGGGCCAGGGCCTCCAGGGTCATACTGACCGGCCCTCCCTTGAAGCCGAAGTCGTCCACGCCGAAGGTGCCGCAGGGGAACTTCTGGACCTGTCCCGCTGCTGTCCAGTTTTCGGTCTGGATGGTCGGCACGAGCCGGTCCCCCTTTACGGGGAACCAGGGGCCGATCCACTTCATGTCCGGGTCATTGATACTCAGGCTTATACTGTCGGAGGACCCGGAGGCTACGTCCTTATACTGGAAGGATTTCAGGTATTGGGCGATCTGGCCGGTGGCGTTCACGCCGTTGTAGAGAACGGAAACGGTAGCTCTCCGGGCTTCCATGGGTCATTTCCTCCATTCCGGTAAATCGTCCGCCGTGGTGCCTTCTTCGACCTCCGGCGTGGCCACGGTGACGCCGCCGGGGAAGATCTGATAGTCCAGGAGGCGGACGTTCTCCCTGGCCTCCATTAGCTGCTGCGCCCGGAGGACGCTGCCGTATACTCGGAGCGCTATGGTGTCCCAGGTGTCGCCTTGTATGGTCTTGACTGTCTGCATGGCTTACCCCCTGAAGTTGGTCCGCTGGATGTCTTTCAACCACTGGGCCGCCATTCTGTTGAATTCCTCCTGGGAGAGCTTTTCGGCTTCCAGAAGGTCTTCCTTGCTGGGGGCCTCCCCCTCGAAGTGGTAGACGGGGGAATAGGTGATGTAGATGGGCGGGAGGTCGCCGTCCGGCTCCGGGCCTTCGTCGTTCCCGCCGCCGCCAAGGGCGGAGAGAGCGTCGGCGATCCAGTTGGACGGGGCGGCCAGGGCATCGTCCACAAAGCCCTGCATTTGGTCCCAAAGCTCCCCGAGCGGGATTATGGCCTCGTTTCCTGCTTCGCCAGCTTCCAGGAGCGTCGGGTTGGTCACGACGCCGCCTTCCGCCAGCTGCGGGACCTCCAGCTTCTCCAGCTTCGCTATTTCCACGCCGGGGATAGCGTTGATGATCCCAATGGCGAAGTTGATAGCGGAGATAAAGCCGTTGATGATCCCGATGGCCCCGCTCAGGACGGCGTTGATTGCGCCCTTCACGGCTCCGCTGATAGCGTCGCCGACGGCGGTGCCTATGCTGGTAAACAGGCCGACAATGGTATCCCATACCCCCTTGAAGAAGGTACCCACTCCGGAGAAAACTGCCTTGATGCCTTCCCAGGCTCCGCTGAATAGGCTGGCAAGCATTTCGGGGAGGCTGGCAAGCGCTCCAAGGATGGCCCCTATGATTTGCGGGATAGCTGCTACGATCCCGGCTATAATGGCGGGTAGGTTCTGGACCAGGGAAACGAGCAGATAGACGCCAGCCTCTATGAGCTGCGGGATTGCGCCGGTTATGGCGGTAATCAGTCCCTGGATGATTTGGGGGACAGCCGCTATTATGCCGGTGATGATGGCCGGGGCGTTCTGGACCAGGGCCACCAGCAGCCGGACCCCGGCGTCGATGATGGACGGGAGGGAGGCGGTCAGGGCCGTAACAATGCCGTTGATGATCTGCGGGATGGCGGCCACTATGCCGCTGATGATAGTGGGGAGGTTGTCTACCAGGGAAAGCAGCAGGTCCACTCCGGCGTTAATGATGAGGGGAATGGCCGCCAGGATTGCGGTAATCAAATTCTGAATGATGACCGGGATCGCCGCTATGAGGGAGGGTATCGCCTGAAGTAGTCCGTCCGCCAGCCCGAGGATAATGTCGAGAGCCGCTTGGATCAGGCCGGTCAAAAGCTCCGGGCTTGTCAGGGCGTCCAGCAGCTGAAGGCCGAGGTCCAGTACGGTCTGAATCAGTACGGGGGCCGCCTGGGCTATGCCGGTGCCGAGGTTCAGGATCAGGCTTGTCGCCGCCTCCAGCATTCCGTCCGGGGCGTTGCTGAAGCCTTCCGTCAGGCCGTCGACGATGGGGCCAATGTCGAAGGCTGCGAGGCCGTCTGAAATGGCCCACAGCACGTCGGTTATGGCTCCGGCGACCATTGGTATTAGGTCCGGCAGGGCCTCCGCTATTCCCACGGCCAGTTGGCCTATTGCTTGCCCTCCGCCCTTTACGAGAGCGGGGACGGCCTGTGCTATCCCCTCCGCCAGCATGATTACGATCTCCACGGCGGCGTCGGTTATCGTGGGTAGGTTATCCAGAAGCCCCTGGCCCAGCGCTCCGAGCAGCTGCATCCCGGCGTCCATTACCGTCGGGAGGTAGCCGACTATCATGTCCAGGCCGTCGCTCAAAACGCCGCCGAAGGCTCCCATGGCCCCGGTCAGGCCGCCTTCCTGAAAGGCGTCTGTTACCTGGGACAGCCCGTCGGTGCCGAACTGTACGAACTCCCGGAGGCTTGGTGTCAGTTGGTCCGAAAGGACGATTTGCGCTCCCTCCAGGGCGGATTTCCATAGGGTTATATCTCCGGCGAGGTTGTCGAGCTGCGTGTTTGCCATAGCCTCCGCCGCTCCCTTGGAGTTGAGTATGGCGTCCCCCAGTTCGTCCCACCTTTCGGTGGTGGTGTTGAGCAGGGCGGTAGCCGAGGCAATATCCCGGCTGTTGAATAGGGTCGAGAAGGCGTCGAGCTTCTCTTGGTCGGTCATGCTGGACATAGCGGCATTCAGCTCCGGGAAAATATCGGAGAAGCTCCGCATTTGCCCTTCGGCGTCAAAAACGGAAACGCCGAGGCTATCCAGCATTTTTTGGGCGTCCGTCGTAGGCGAGGACAGGGAGAGCAGCATATTTCGGAGGTGTGTACCGGCTTCAGCGCCCTTTATGCCGTTGTCGGCCATCACGCCGAGGACTGTGCTTATTTCCTCTGTGCCTCCGGCCATATATTGCGCCGTCCCGCCGACGGTCAGGATGGCTTCGCCGAGCTGGGCGACGCTGGTGTTAGATTTAGAGGCCGCCTGGGCCATTTGGTCCACCATGGCCGAGGTTTGCTCTATGGTCAGGCCGAGGGCGCTTTGGCTGTCGGTTATCATGTCCGAGGCCGAGGCCAGTTCCATGCCTCCGGCTGCTGCCAAATTGAGGACCGTGGGCAGCATTTGGGTGGAGGTTTCGGCGCTGTATCCGGCCAGGGCCATATAGTTCAGGGCTTCCGCCGCCTGTGTAGCGGAGAAGGCCGTCTTTGCGCCCATGTCCATAGCCAGCTGCCGGAGGTCGCCGATCTGGTCCACGGTGGTCCCCATGGTGGCGGCGACCTGGGACATGGATTTATCAAACTCCATCCCCGTATCCACGGCGGCCTTCGCAAAGGCCCCCATAGCGGTGGCTGCCGCCCCGGCTGCCACTGCCGCCACCTTCCCGGCGGTGGCAGCGGCGGAGCCGAGGCCGGAGAGGGCCTTGCTGGCCGTTCCCATAGCGGAGTTGAACGAGGAAGCAACAGCGCCCGCTATTTTAATGGCGAGTTGGTATTCTGTGCTTTTGCTTGCCAAGGTTCTTCACCGCCTTTGAGAACAGCTTCACAGTCTTCATGAGCTGCGGGATAGGCAGCCGCATGAAGCGGGTATAGTCCGAGTGCATAACGAGGGACAGGTTGACGCAGACCTCCTGGAGCCTCTCGCCGTCATCCGGCTTTAGCCCTCGCCGTAGAAAAAACTTGTTACCTTGTTCTTCACCTTCACGGCGTCCTTCGTGGGAAGGCCCTTGAAAAACTCCACAGGCTGGCCTGTGGCCCGGTTGGCGATGAAGCAGACATACTCCACGGTCATTTCCGGGATGGGGGAAATAATGCCGGAGCGGGTGAGGAACTTCTCGGCGTCCACCATGTCCTGGGCGGTCATGTCGCCGATCCCGCTGAGGTCGATTTCCGTGTAGGTCTGGCCCTCGAAGGTGTAGGGCTTGCTGAACTTCACGAGGCCGGGGTTCTCAACCTGGGGCTGCTCCTGTGTCTCGATGGGGACAAGGTTCTTGTTTTCGCTCATGGTCTTTTCCTCCTATCAGGTGAGCTGGCGGATTTTCGCCAGCTTGTCCACGCCGTTGATCCTGAACTCGTTGTTGATCTTGTCGAGCTTGACCTTCTCCTTGCCGTCAAGCTCAATGAGGATATAGGTCAGCTCCAGGGTGACGGAGCCGTCCATGGCCTCCCGCTGCTTCACGGTACCGGGGGAGAATTTCTTACAGCGCCCCCGGAAGACCACCCGCATTCCGATTTCGGTGCTGCCCTGCGTGGCCCTGTCCATCGCCTGGATAGCGCCCCGGAGGGTCAGCTCCTGCGTGACGGTGGGGTCGGTCAGGTCGAAGTAGTCCATGTTGAGGACCCGGAACGGAATCTCCTGCTCCATGCTGCCATAGTGGCCGGTGACGGGGGCCTCGTACTCGCCGAGGATACCGTTGCCGGAGATAGTGGCGGTGATGGCCTCGAAGTCGGGAAGGGCGACCTCCCCGGTGGTACCGGCGAGGCGGTTGCCGGAGCGGTAGATGTTAAAGTCGTTAATGACTTCAGGGATTCCTGCGATTGCCATTGTCTATCCCTCCTTAGCCCCCGAGCGCCGTCTGAAGCGCATACGGGTCGAACTCCAGGGTGTTAAGAATATCCTCCGCCGGGGGATACGGGGTCAGGTGCTGGTGGAAGCGGAGCTTGCCGTCGATCAGGTCGGTCACGGCGTTCTCGCTGGCGTTGAACTCGATCTCCGCCCTGGCGCACTTCTGGTCGGCGACGTAGGAAGCGCCCCTGATGTTCTCCGAATCCACGATGGTTTCAATGAGGCGGATGTTGGCGGGGTCGTCCACCTTCTGGAAATAGGTCAAAATGAAGCTATTCCCCCACCAGGAGAAGAACCGGCGGCAGCAGAACCAGCGGTCTTTGGGGTCGGTGCTGGCCGGGTACACGGCGGAGTTATTGCCCCAGGTGCGCCAGCCGTTGACATTGATGGCCGTGGTGACGCCGAAGCCGTTGACGGCGTTCCCCTGAAGCTGGTCCAGGATCACTTCCGTTTCCCCGTCCGCCAGGACGGTCCCGGTTACGCCGATCAGCTTATTGGAGGGGGAGAGGTTCGGCACATCGTCGTTGTTGGCGTCGACGTAGGCGGTAACGGCTCCCATGATGGCGCTATACCAGAACCAGCTGCTGCCGACGGCGAGGCAGGGCCAGAGGGCCATAATGTGCTTGTTGGTGCATCCAGCCGCTTCCTTGAACTGCTTCACCTTGTCGTAGGTGGTGCAGCCGTCGGCGGTGCTGTCGATGTCCACAAAGCCCTCGCAGGAGAAATAGCCGTTGATTTCCTCACACTTCGCCGCCAGGACGATCCCGACGTCCGGGATATGGCTCCAGCCGGGGGCGAGGATAAGGCCGGGGGTCATGCCGAGCTTGGGGTATACCTGACGGAGTACCTCGAAGCCCTTCTCCCCGCCGGTGGCGCTTACACCGATCACGTCATCCGCTTCCACGGCCTCCGGGTCGATGGAGGTGGATTTGACGGTCAGGGTGGCCGCCGCCGCTCCGGCCCCGCTGGCCACCAGGGTCACGGTCAGGAAGCCGTCATCGTCGAAGGCCAGAATATAGTCGGTGTCGAGGGCGAGGTCTGCGCCGTCCGCCTGGACGGTTACGGTGTCCAGGAGAATCCCGGTCAGCTTGACCGTGGCCTCCAGGTCCACCACGTTGACGGTCTGCGCCTCGTTCGTCTTCTTGTGCTTCCTGGGGTCCAGGACGTTGACGAAGACAACCGGGGCCACGCCGACAAGCTGGAAGCTGGCATACATGGACTGGCAGAGGGTGTAGCTCTGGTAGTCCGCAGAATAGCCCAGCTTTTTCACGGCCTCCGACCAGCTATAGGCGATAACCGGGGTATTGGTCACGCCGTAGGGGTCTTCGGCCAGGTTGACGGGTGCGGTGCCGAACACGACCTGAAGCCCTGCGGTCCCCAAAACGGGGGCCACGAGGCTTGTGGCCTGTTCCTGCACTCGGACGCCGTGTTGGTATCCTGCCATAGCTTAGTTCGCTCCTTTCTGAATTTCGGCGCTGCTGTCCTGCGCCTTTTTGTAGAGGGCATAGGTCCCGCCCTGCTTGGCGTCGATCTGCTGGAGAGCGGCGGACAGTTTGGGGATAGGGACGCAGAGGCTGGAAAGGTAGGGCCGCTCCTTGATTGCCGCCTGAAGCCGCTCCGGGAGGTCCTCATATACCGTGTTCCGGGTCGCCACGCCTTCGATGGTCGGCCCGACATAGACGGTCTTGCTCATGTGTATTGGCTCCTTTCCCGGCGGGGAGCGGCCAGGGTGAAGGCAAGCTCACAGCCGCCGTAGTAGTAGGGGTAGCTTTCTTCCTCCTGGAGTACCCAGTGGAAGGGTCCGTCAAAGGTGAAGGCCCCGCCCTCCAGATGCGGCTGCTTCTCATAGTGGGCCTGGATTTTTTCGATGATCTCCAGGACGGCCAAGTCTCCGAAGTTGCGGTTGTCCCAGTCGCTGTCTTCCGGCGGCGGGTCCCGGTAGTCACCGAGGGCGTCGTCGAAAATGCCGATAAGAAGCAGCACGTTTACCTTGTGCGGGTCTGTCACGGCCTCGACGCCGCCGCTGTCCAGGCGCACGATGATATAGGGGAAGGGGTCTTCCGTGTCCTGGGCGTCCCTCTTGTTTATCCTCTGCCGGTGGGTTTTGAGGGCGGCCAGGGTGTGGTCCGGGGTTTTATAGCGGCTGTCTTTGAACAGCCGGTCCAGGTCTTCCATGATTGCGGTCTGAAGGTCACGGGCTGTCACGATCCGTTCACCACCCTCTCAATTTCTTTCGTGATATTCGCTTGGAGGTCTTCGTAGATGGAGGGGGCCAGAGCGCCGTAGACCTTTTCACCTCCGACCATTTTGGGGAAGGATATGGCCAGCAGCTTCTTGATCCGGGTCATGTCCGCCCTTGGTCCCCACTTTTCCTTGCGGGAACTGATAGAGGGGCCGTGGGTGTAGCTCTCCCCGTCTTGCCGCTGCACGATTGCGGTGTGGCCGCTCTGGAAGGTAGCGAGGAAGGCTTTGGCCCTGCTGCCCCGCTGGGACTGGATCAGCTTCAGGGAACTGCTGGACAGGACCTTCGCCTTTGCGCCGCTCTTTGGGGCCGTCGCCTTGAAGCTCCGAAGCTCCAGGGTTTCGCCGCTCACGTCGATTTCGCCTTCCGGCTTGGAGGTCGTGGCCTTCTTGATCTTCGTAGCCTTCTTCAGCGGGCTTTTTTTGGCGGTGTATTCGTCCTGAGCCTTGTTTACAAGGTCGCCCTGAGCCTTTTTGACGGTGGCGTTTATGGCGTTCTTCAGGACCTTGTACTTTTCATCCTTCAGGCGTCCGAGCCGCTTTTCTATCTGGCGCAGTATGTCGGCGTCGTAGTAGACTTCGAGGCCGTTGGTATTGATGATGTATTGTTTTTTCATCGGCGGCCCCCGGCGTGGCTCCGGTTCGCCTCCACGGTGATACCATACATTCCGGCTTCGTCGGTGGCGTCGACCACAACGTATTTCCTGCCGTCTATGTCTACGATCCCGCCCTGGGCGGGGAGCGGCCCGAAGTCTTCAGCGGCGACGTAGAAGAAAACCTGTCGGGCGAACATTCCGTCAATGTGGGACTTCATCTTCTTCTCCCGTTCGATATTCTCTAAATCGTCGGTGACAATGACCATGGGCTTCCCGTTCACCGTGTGTTCCTCTCCAAATTCCTCCGGGTTGAGGAAGGTCTGCTTTATGTCCTGGTGGAGTATGCCCTTAAAGGTGTCCATGCCTCCGGCTCCTTTCGTGGGTCATGGGGACCCGTCCGGCCAGGTCGTTCCCGGCGGCCTCTCCGCCAACGGCGAGGCCGGGAAGGCCAGGGTCCGCCGCCGCCTGTTTGGCTTTGGCCCAGGTGGCGGGGGTGTGGTCATCGTCCTGCCAGACGGCGGCTCCGCACCTTGCCCATTCCTCCGCCTGGGCCGGGTCATCAGCCGGGAGGGTGTCCCCCGGCTGGTAGACCCGGAAGCCGGCCTGTGCCTGAATGGGTACCAGGGCGACCAGCTTAGCCACAGAGTTTCACCAGGATAGTGGCGTCACTGGCGGCGGCGGGGGCTGCGGCGTAACCGGCCACAATGTCCCCGGCGGTGTCGGTGATCCCGGTGCCGTCGAAGTAGACGGCGGCCCCCTGCTCCACGGCGGCGGTGCCGGTCTTGGTGATCTCAAAGACACCGACCATGTGGAGGGTGCCGGTCTTGCCGGGAGGGATGGGGCAGCCGGTGACGCCGATCCGGGTGCCGACGGTCACGACGGCCCCGTGGGGGATCGTTTCCTCAGTGGCGTTGGTGTAATCCAGCGCCTCGCCTCTCTGGAGGTATGCAGCAGTAGTCATGTCCGTTTCTCCTTTCTCCTGCCATTAGGACAGGGGGCTGTTGACCTGGACGCCGGGGTTCTTGATGGCCCCACGGTAGTCCATGACGTTGATACCCCAGTCCAGGTAGATGTCCCATACGAAGCCCAGCTGGCCGGGGGTTTCCATGCGGCGGATCGTGGGAATCTCCTGGCCGTTGAGGTAGTCGACCTCGATAAAGTCGGTATCCTCCCGGACGCCGGTCAGCCACCAGGGCATTACGTTCCCGAAGCCGCCGCACAGGGCGTTGATCGTGGGGTCCTCAATGGGGGTGATGGTATCCCGGTACCGATACAGGGGGTTGACGGCCTGGGTATTCCCGGCGGTGTTGATGGTGGGGCTGAAGAACAGGGTATACATATCGAAGGCATACCCGGCGGGGACGATCAGGTGGGCAGGGCGCACAATGATGGGCTGATTGAATTCGTCCATCTGCGTGGACAGGGCCATAATCATGGCCTGCATGGCCTCCTTGGTGATCCCGGTGCCGGTGGTCAGCACGTTGCCGTGGGCGGCGCAGAACAGCGGCTTCCCGTCATAGATGGGCTTGGAGCCGTCCATCAAAATCCGGTAACACTGCGTGTTGATGGTCTTCCGGGCGGCGGCGGCGTACCGGGCGGGGATGCGGGTCACCAGGTCGATGTCGTCGTTGATGAAGGCTTGACGGCTCAGGGTGAACTGCTTCCCGTAGGTCTTCAGCTGACGGGTGGGCCGCTTGGCATCGGTGGGAATGTCGCCCTTCAGCTCCCCGCCCTCCGGGACCTCCAGGAACTCGCCGACGGGTCCGGCCAGGTAGTTGTTATCGTGGATTTTGAAGTCCTTCAGGGTCCCCTTCTTCGTCCACTGGTCGAAGGTGACGGGGACGGTCCGGTGGCCCTGGACGTATGCCTTTTCGATGGCGTTGTCCAGGATGGTCGGGAAGGCGGCGGTGGGGTTGAAATACTGCCGGGAGAAAAGCTCCTGCAGGAGATCATCGTTACTCATGCGGCGGGCGTCCGCCACGCCGGAGCGCTCCAGGCACTCAATAGCCAGGTCCCGCAGGGTCATGTGGGCGAACTTCGCCGCTCCCTCGGAGGGCTGCTCCGGGGTCACGCCGCCACGGAGCAGGAGGCCGTCGGCGGCGTCCCGTCTGAAGTCGTCCTCCCCGCTGCCGGTGACGTGGACTCCGGTACCAATGGGGGCGTTGTCCTTGCGGAGCTTGTCCAGGATGGCGGCCCGGACCTTGTCCTCGCTGGTGCCTTCCTTGATGTAGCGCTGAAGGTCGGTATCCTCGACGCCGAAGTCCCGGCACATGGTGGTGATGTTCAGGACACGGGTGCGCTCCGCCTCCAGCTGACGCTGGCCGTCATCCTGGCCGCCGGTGGGAGCGGGAGCAGGGGCGGGGTCGGGTGTGGGAACCGGGGGCGGCGTCTGGCGCTGCTGATCCTCGGCGTTGATCTCGGCGGTCAGGGCGTCGATCTCCCGCTGGAGGGTGTCAAACTCCGCCTTTTCCTCCGGGGTCATTTCCCGCTTGGCGGTCTTTGCGGCGTTGACCAGGGCCTGCTGGCGCTGAAGGGCCGCTTGGCGCTTTGCTTTCTTGTCCATAGCTTTTTATCCTCCTATGATGTTTTTGTTGATTTGAAGTTGGCTTTCGTAGACGCTGATAGGGGTTGTGCCTTGCTCCGCCTCACGGCCCACGCCGACGGTGGCGTCCGCTGGCACCGAGACAATGGAGATTTCAAAAGGCCACCATTTCCTCGCAATCTCACACGGCCCGGTGAAGCGGCCATCGGCGCTTGTCTTCCCAGCCATTACTTCCTCCAGTGAATCAATGCGGTACCCCACCGAGACACCCTTCAGGGTCCCGCTGCGTACCTTCTGAAAAATGACCTCCGACTGTTCGTCGGTGTCGAACTCTACCTCCGCCATTCCCCGGTTGTTCTCCAACCAGGCCCGGTTTATCTTGCCGACTACGGCGTCCCGGTTATGGTTGAACAGGAGGCAGCCGATTTCGTTTATCCGTTGGAGGTCTACGGCTCCGGGGGAATGGTCCAAAATTTCCACGCCGAACCAGCGCTCATAGGGTTCCTCCGAGGAAAACGAGAGCAGGAATTTCCGCTCGTTCCCTTCGCCCTCCATGCGCTGGAGGGTGGGGGTGCCGAGGGTGCGGTGGTAGTCATTCGCCCCCGCCGCTGGTGCCGCCCTCTGAAGGGGCAGCCCCGCCAGACGTTCCATCAGATCCTCCGTCTTGCCCACCGCCGCCGTTTTCGTCAGGGTGACTTTCGGCTCCGGGGGGAAGCCGGCCAGTATCCGGTGAAGCTCCAGCTCCGGGGTCTTCCTCCATGTAGAGGCCGTCTGATTTCTTTTGTCCAAGGATCACACCTCCCAAGTCGACGCCGTGTTCCTCTTTGGCGTACTTTAGTACCTCGCATATATCGTCCACCTGTTTCCGCCAGTCGGCTCCGTTTTCGGCGGCGATCTGCTTGAAGGTCTTTTGCCCTGTCTGAAGGGCGAGTTTCGTAGCCGTGGCCTCCTTGCTGGGGTCGATCCAGTCTTTTGGGGGCTTCACAAAGGAATGGGCGAAGTATTTTTCTTTGTTCTCCCAAAATCCAGGCATGGACAGCACCCCGGCCAGGACGGCGGAAATGATGAAGGTTTCGTATATCTCATCCAGCACGTCCGCCAGCAGTTCGTCTTCCTCCGCATAGGTCATGCTGTCTTCGATAAGCCCTTGACGGGCGCTGGAGTAGGTGGCCTCGCTCATGTCCCTGGCCGTTGCTTCGTAGCTGATACCCTGCCCCGCTCCAATCAGGTGCTGCTGGAGCTTGATGTAGCTGGAGGCGTCGGTGGCTTGTCCCTGGGGGTTGACCACCTGGATTTCGTCGCCGACGTTCATCTCCTTTATCATGCCGGGGGAGATGGTCTTCCCGTCGTAGGTATGCCGGGGGCCGTTGGCCCCGTTCCCCATGCGGCCAACGCCAGCGGTGGGGAGCGCCCTCTTGATGAAGACCGCCAGACAAGCTTCAATCCGCTGCTTCACGGAAACGGCCACCATGAATTCATTGGCGTCCCTGATCCGGGTTATGGTCTGGCTTGTGTCGGACATTTCCCGGAGCTGGGAGGGGCGGCGCTTGCTGAAGTAGAAAATGACGTCAGAGGCCTTCAAATATACGGGGTCGGCTATGCTCATGCCGTCCAGGGTGTATTGGCGTATCCAGTAGCCGACGGGGGAGTTGAAGCGGTCATACTCTATGCCGCCGACCACCCGGTTTCCCTTGTGCTTGGGTACCACCTGGGAGGCGTCCAGTTCGTCCACCTCGAACATCTGAAGCCTGAAGGGGAGGACGCCGCCGGAGCAGTAGCGCTTTACAAAGAGGATTCCGCCGTCCACCTTCTTCCTCCGGACGGCCATCCGGAGTATCTGGTTCAGGCTTTGGGTGCCGGTCACGTCGCAGTTTTGCTTCTTGGTCCAGGTTTTCCAGAGGGCTTCGATTTCTTCGTTGAGGGCGTCGCTCTCTGTTTCCGCCTGGAGGATCAGGCCCTTGCCGACTACGTTCCGAACGAAGGGGCCGATTACGGAGTTCATCATGTCGGAGTTGCGCTCCAGGTCCCTTGCTCTGGCCCGGACAGTGTCCCGGCTGTAGCGGTCAGTATATTCGGCGCTCTGGTTTATGGCGTACCAGTTGGCGTTTGCCCTGCCGTAGCTTCCGGCGTCGTAGTGACGGAGTTCCTCCAGGGTCTGCCGCCACGCCTCCCGTTTGGCCCCGGCCTCCGGGTTGATGAATCCGATCAGGTTGTCAAGCCAGCTCATGCCTTCACCTTCCTTCAAAAACCGCAACATAGGTGTTGGAGAGCAGCGGGGAGGGTTCGCCGCTCCCGAGCTGGGCCTCCAGGTCATCCCGCATGGAGCGGAGAAGGGCGAGGTCTGCTCTGGTTACGCTGCGGGAGCCGAGTTTGTAGGACTGCCCCCCAAGAAGAACGGCGTGGATAGCTTTGTTGACCTCCGAGAGCCGTTGTTCCAGTGTGTATTCGTCCATCCGTTAGCCTCCTAACCACGATTCGTTTTGTCCGATCCAGTCTTCCTCCGGGGTGGCCTCCGGGTCCGGCTTTGCCTCCGTCCTGGGCTGGACCTCTACTTCCTCCAGGTGGAAGGTCCGAGCGCCGAGCATATCGGCGGCGCACATGGCGTAGACCTCGCAGTCGAGGAAGTGATTGTCCCCGTGGGAGGTCTTCAGGACCCAGCTTTGGGTGACCCGGCCTCCGGCGGTCTTTACGTTGACTTTATGCTCTGCCGTTACCTGTTCGGCGAAGTCCCTGTCGCACCCGGCGTAGACCATCCAGCTCCCGGTGCCGTTGTCCTTCCTCATGCGTCCGGCGATCATGTCCTTATATTTGCCGGTGTCGATGATTACCAGCTGCATACCATAGGCTTTGCTGTCGATCTTGTTCACCTTGGAAAGCCTGAAGTGGGTGTCCATGGGGTGGGATGATCCCTTGCTTGGAAGCGCCCAGTCCGAGTTGGAGGCTACGAAGTCATAAACAAGGTCGGTATTGTCGCCGCTGTCCACCAGGGCCAAGCCTACGACCAGCGGCTCCCCGCCGCCCTCCCGTGTATACTGGAGATTCATAATCTTTTCGATCTCGGCGAAGGAATAGGCTTGTCCGTGGGCTATGTTCTGCGAGGTGAGGTAGTTGCCCCAGGCTCGTATGGTCCAATAGACGCTGGCCTCCTGCACGTCGACGCCAGCGGTGAGCAGCTTCGCCCAGCTGGGGACCGTGAACTCCGGGAGGGCGGTCTGCCGCTCCAGAACGAGGTCTGCGTTGGTCTTCAGCTTCGTATCCTCCCACGGCTCCGCCAGCCAGGAGTTCGTGAAGTTCTGAAAGGCGTCCGGGTCGTCCTTGCTTGTCAAAAACTCCTTTGCCATTTCGGAGAAGCGGACGAAGGGGGAGTATAGGGTATTGATCCAGTAGGCGACCCGACGGGTGAATTTGGTGTTCTGCTGGACGGTCCGCCATTCCCCGTGGCGCAACATTTGCGGCTTGTCCCGGTCTGTGATGATGGCCCCGCATTCCTGGCAGACGTAGACGGCAAACTCCGCCCGGTCTGCGTAGCTCATGCCGGGTTCGTCCGGGAACTTTACCTGCTGCCACTTCAGCTCTATGTACTTGCCGCAGTGGGGGCAGGGAACAAAGTAGTGCTTTATCAGGTCGGCCCCCTCCATAGCCTTCCAGATGTGACCGGTCTTCAGGGTGGGGGTGCTGGTCATGTAGGTCTTCCGGTTCCTGAAGGTCTTCGTCCGCTCTTTGGCGAGGGAGATGGGGTCGGCCTCCTTCTTTGAGGCTCCGGGGAATTTGTCTACTTCGTCCAGGAATAGAAAGCGGATCGGGCGGCTGGCCAGTTTGGAGGGGCTGTTGGAGCTGACCAGATACATGAACATACCGTCAAAGTGAAGCTCTGATTTGGAGGAATCGCTTTCGTGGTACCTCCGGCGCAGCGGCTCCGAGGCGGCGATCATGGGCCGGATACGGCTGGTAACTATGCTCTCGCCCAGTTCGTCTGAAGGGTAGACCAGCAGCGTCGGCGAGGGGTCCTGGCTGGCTACATAGCCCATCATGTTCAGGAGGCATTCTGTGCCGCCGACTTGCGTGGGCTTCACAAAGATGATTTCCTCCGTCCCGTAGTTGCACAGCTCGTTCATGATCTCCACGAGATATGGGGTCTTGCTGTTGCGCCAGGGACCGGGGGTGGAGGAGCTGTTGTCCAGGGTGCGGTACTTCTCCGCCCATTCGGCGACGGTTATATCCTCCGGGGGCTTTAGGGTTTCGAGAGCCTCTTTCTGGTACTCCGAGACTGGATACTTGCGGAAGCGGCGGCGGCGTTTAGCCATCCTCCGGGCCGCCACCATTCTCCGGGCCGCTGGCCGCCGGTTTGCTGGGCTTTGGCGGCGGGTCCGTTGTTACTCCGGCCACGACGAAGGCCCCCAGGAGGTTTTGGACCTCCTGCTGGATCGCCTTCTCAATTCGCCGCCCTTCGAGCGGGTCCACATAGGAGCTGATGTAGTCCATCAGTCGGGCCGGGAGGGACAGGGCGAATTTCTTGAAGGTGACGAAGAAGCGCTGGTAGTCCATGGTCACTTCCTCGACGGCGATATACCGTCCGGCGGCTATGGCCGTTTTCAGTTGGTGCAGTTCGCCCTGGCTCTCTTTGAGGGCGATTTCTGCCGTCAGCTTCTGCTGGCGAAGCTCCGCCTCTTTCTCGGAGTTGTTCTTCCCATAGGCTTTTTCGGAGAGGTACTTCGTGTAAGCCTGGATGGTGGGAACGAGGTCATACCGGCGTCCGCCGTCTGGAATCTTCACGGTTTCCAGGACGCCGTCCTGGGTCAGCTGCTGAATACGCCGGACACTGACGTTGAATAGCTGGGCGATCACTTTGGTTTCGTAGTATTGACCGCCGGTGGCCGCTGCCATAGGGAGGCCCCCTTTCAGTAATGGCTTGTTTCGTGGCGCTCCGCCTGTGTGATCCGTTCGCCCTTATACATTCCGGCTCCCAGTTCGTCTATGCGGGAGAAGGGAATCTCCGGGACGGTGAGCCGCTGGCGGTAGCTCTTGTCGATGAAGTACATATACCGGAGCTGATAGCCCTTCAGGATGGTCCCGCCCACTGCCTCGACATACTTTCCGAAGGCGTACTTGCCGCCGGTTATGTCGTAGAAGGTCCGGCCTCCAAGCTCCGGCCTGGGCATGGTCGGGTTAGACTGGAGGGTCATCTTGTGTATCTTCTCCCCGCTGGGCAGAAGGCAGAGGGCTTCGTTTTCCTTTATGCCGGTGAGGACGAAGTTGGCCGCCCGGTATATGGTGCCGTCCCCGCAGGAGCAGCCGTCGGCGAAGCTGATGATCCACTTGACCTGGGGGGCGTTCTTTTTGATAAGGCGGAGGGTCTTTGCTATGCAGCAGCTTTCGCTGTTGCGGGGGAGGTAGTCGTCAAAGGCCATCCGGTTCAGCTCCAGAAAGCCGTCCCAGGCGGTGCCTTCCACCAGGCCCTGAATCTTGCGCTTGTCCAAGCTGGGGCCGTAGCTGAGTACGCCGTGAAGGTGTCCGTCGAGGAAGGCTCCGAAGTGGAGGCTGCTGTTGTTCACGACCTTCCCGCTGTAATGGTGGGCCTTCATGAAGGGGTTGGCGATTTTCGCCGGGATCACCCTTATATCAATTTCCTTTGCTCTGCCCATTCTTTCACCACCATATAGAGCCGGTTGCCGAGGGCGTTGGTATTCCCGAAGGTTTCCATTTGGTCCGGCCCGTATTTTGCGGCGACCAGCTTGGTCGCTTGTTCCAGGTCTGCGAATTGCTCCAGGGAGAAGGTAAACTCCATCCGGCCTATAGAGGGCGGGTCTTCCTCCGCCTCCTGCTGTTCCTTGCCGAGAATGACGTCGACCTCCGGGTAGGTGAAGCCGATGGTCCCGAAGTCGATGGGGCTGAGGGAGAGGTCTTCCAGGGCATCCTTCAGCCGGTCCATGTCCCAGGCTCCGCCTATCTTGTTGAGCGCTATGTTCAGGGCCTTTTCGTCCTGCTTGCTGAGGGATACCACTACGACGTCGGCTTCTGTATATCCCAGGTGCTGGAGGACGGCGGCTCTCTGGTGGCCGCCTACTATGGTCCCGTCATCGTTGATGATTATGGGGTCGCTGTAGGAAAGCTCGGTAATGCTGGAGGCGATGGCTTTGAATTCCGGGTCCCCCGGCTTCAGGGCCTTCCTGGGGTTATAGGCCGCCGGGTTGAGGTCGGCTAATCGTCGCCGTTCGTGTCTGACGCCGTATTTGCTGCCAGCCATTCTCTGACCACCCTTCCTATTGCGTTGCCGTTTTGGTTCGTGTTGCCGTAGGTTTCGCCGGGGCCTTCCTCGGTGACTATGGCGATTACCCTCTCAATGAGGGCGGCTTGTTCTTTGTGGAGCGTGATGTGCATGGTCCGGCTGAGGACCTGCTCCCGGTCCGGGAGGGTGAAGTCCTGCGTGAAGTCCTCCGGGGATATGCGGGTCTGTGCCAGCATGGCGGAGAGTTCGTCGCCGGTGAAGCCGGTCCGGTCCAGGTCGTAGCCCTCCAGGTCCAGCTCCCCGATCAGCTCTGTGAGCTTGGCGGTGTCCCATTCTCCGGTTATCTTGTTCAGGGCTATGTTGAGGGCCTTCTCTTTGGTGGGGTCGAGGTCAACGACTACCACGTCGACGTACTCTGCACCGAGGTCCTTCAAAACCTGGACCCTCTGGTGGCCGCCGATGATCGTGCCGTCCTGGTTTACGATTATCGGGTCGCAATATCCGAAGTCCTCTATGCTTCGGACTATCTTTTCGTAGGCGGGATCGCCGGGGCGGAGTGCGACCCTGGGGTTATAGCTGGCCGGGATCAGGTCCGCCAGTCGGCGCTTCTCGAACTGAAGCTCCGCCGCTTTCTTCTTTGCCATGCTGTTACCTCTGAGGCGGCAGTTGGTACGGCTCCGCCCCGCAGTCTTTGTTGAATGGGATGATCTCGGAGAATAGCTGAATATATTCCGCCGTCAGGCTCCGGTCTACGGTAAGGACTGTGTTCTCGCTCCGGGGGTTCGTGTTGACGTTGGCGCTGCTCTCAATGAGGCAGTCGAAGCGCTCCCCGTGAATAGCCATCACCTTGGAGTGGTTTCTGAAAATGACCAGCCGGCCTCCGCATTCGTCTATGAATTGCCGGGTGGCGGCGTAGACGTCCGGGTAACTGCCCCGGAAAATCTCGCCCATGAAGAAGTCGACCCGGCCCAGGAGGCCCCGTTCGTGCCATTTGCGAAGGTCGGTCACGTCTTCCCCGGCCATGCACCAGGTAGAAATGGCGGCATATTTTATGGGCTGCTGCCGGAGGACCATTTTGAAAAATGAGAAGCTGTCCACGTCGCCGAAGCTGAAGCAGTGGTAGCAGTCGCCCTCCCGGAAGTGCCAGGGCAGGGCGTCCTCCAGGGCCTTTTCCGAGGCCGCCTTCCGCCAGAGCTGCCTCGCTCCCATCCGGTGGGATACCTTGATCCCGCCCTGGTCCGGGGGCGGGGCCTTTCCTTTTTCGGGTTCGACGCCGAGCATGGAGCCGAGGTCCAGTCCGCCCAGGTCGAGGTCTGTGTCTGCCATAGCGGGTTTCGCCCCTTTCCGGCGGTGAAAATCCGCCCAAAAATTGACCGAAGCGGCCCGGTTGCCGGGGTTTTCGCTCCGAAGTTCCCCGGTTTTGTTCCGGGGCCGGGTGGAAACGTAACGAAACGGTCAAAAAATTTTTGTTTTTAAGCGAAAAAATATCGCGCCTTCCTCGCCCCGCTATGGGGGGAGGGTGTCGGTAGTACCTTCGCCCTTGGAGGTAGGGTCTTTCGCTTGCTGCCTTTGGCCGCTTCGCTCATGGTGCAAGGCTTTGATGGTCCTTTGCTTTGCCTTGTGTCCTCACTCTAACACAAACAAAACTCCTGCAAACTCCTGACTTTTATGCCCTCTACACGCTCCACACATGGCCCACACAGGCCCTTGTTTTTAGGGGTATAAACTATCGGCATACCCTGTTATATGGCCTGTTTTTTCTTTTGGAAAAATAGCAGCCGTATAAAACGGGAGCCTTGTTCCCGGTCCCCACAGGGGGTGTCTTCCACTGGCGGCCCTCCTGGGCGCTCTGTTCTATGCCTCCTATTTTCCGGGCTTCCCACAGAGGGCAGGAAAATAGCCCCTTGTAACAGGGCTTTCATTGTGGCCCTGTCCCACAGGGGGCTTGTATTATTTGGCCTTGCCTTTCTGGCCCATGTATTTTTGGGGCGTAGAAAACCGGGGCCATAAGGGGACAAAAAACAGGGGGGACCGCTTTCACGAATCCCCCCCTATGGCTTCCACAGGAAGCCCGATTGTACGGCGCACAGCTGCCACGGCCAGCAGGGCGTCAAGGCCCCTGTTATAGTGTTCGTAGCAGGGCGAGGCCGTCAGGTACACGGCGGCCTGTATCTTCTCCCAAGGTTTGCAGTCCAGGTGGCGAAGCTCCAGAATGATCCGCTCCGTGGAGTTGGGCGGCAAAAATGCGAGTACGTCCATGACCTCCAGGACGCTCCGCTCCGCCGCCTCCGCCTGGGCCTGAAGACGGGCTTTTACATCCGACGGCGAGAGGGCGTTTCCGCCCTCCGTCTCCGGGTGAAGTTCGAGCTGCAGCTGCCGCAGCCGGTCCTGAAGTATGTCCTGGCGCTTTTTGGCCTTGAAATACCGGGAGAGGTATTTCTTCAAGACCCGGCGCTCATAGTTGCGGGTCCAGTTGGTCTGCTTCATGGCTGCCCTCCTGCTTTGCTCTGCTTGCCCTGGCGTCCTGCATGGATTCATGCCAGAAGGCTTGAATGTAGGCGGTCAGGGCGACGTCGGCCTCCTGCTTCGAGGCCCCGGCCTTCACCATGAGGCCGTGGAAGGCGTGGGCCATTTCCGCCATCGTCCCGAGGCCGAGCATGAGCGCCTTTATTTGGTCCTGCTTGTTTGCTTCCATTTGTCGATACCTCCTATTCACCATTTTCGTCGAGCCACTTTATGCGGCCTTTGAGCAGATATTTGGCCGGGACGCCGAGGTCGAGCATTTCCCACTTGAAACCTCTGGCGTCGGTGTTTATGTGAAGCCGGTCCTCCAGTTGGAAGCGGCGCTCGTAATCGTGGACTGTATGACCGACCGTTTCGTTGCCTGATGGGGCCTTAAATGTGACCGGGCTGTCTGCGTCCCACTTTAGCAGCATAGCCCAAAGCTCCGGGTATCCCCGCCGAAGGAGGCGTAGCTGCTGGACACCCTGGTTGTGGCAGAACCAGCAGCCGCCTCTTGTGGCGTTGGAATAGATGGGGGAAAGGAGGCCATTTTTCTCGCACCACCTGCGGCACTCCGCCTCTGTCCAGCCCGCTTCTTTTAGTGGGCTTTTTTTGGTGTCGCTTAAGTTATGAAAGCGGCTCGGTTCATCAACTGCAATTCCGATATATACAATGTTCCCACTCCCGTTTATCTTCTCAGTCACTTTCAAATGTCGGCACCATGATCTGGACCTTGTAGTAAGCGGCCACCCTTTTACTGTGCCTTTTTGGGAGCCTCTGCATATTGGGCGGTAGAACATTTCTTCATATGTCATTTCGTGCCTGATATGCTCTACCTCAATCCCCCATCGCTCTTTAATGATGGTGTCCGCTTTGGCCTTAAACTCCACCATGGGCGGCGGGTCCGCCGGTATGGTGTCGGTGGCCCAAACCTCCGCATGGATGATTCTGTCCAGCGGCCAGCCTAATTTCTCTATAGCTCCGAGACAAGCGAGGCTGTCCTTGCCGTAGCTCAATGATAGGACGTGTTCCGGTTCGCTCATTTCCTTGCCGCTCCTTCAATGATCCGCTGGGCGTCCGCTGGGAAGCTCACCACGGCGGCGGTACCTCCGGCGGCGTTGATTGCCTTGATGGTCTGTTCCTGGAGCTTGGAGAGCCGTCCGACCTCTGGCCGCTTGACCTCGAAGCCGTAGAAGTGGCCGTCGATGATGGCGCAGACGTCCGGTATGCCGCCCTGACTGTATGGCCCTGCCGCCGCCTTCCAGACGAAGGCGGCGGGGTAGGTGGTCCGGAGCCAGCGTATGATCCGGGCCTGATACCAGCTTTCCTTGTGGGGGGCTGCTTTGGCGCTCACTGTCCGTCCGCCTCCCTTAGCGGACACCACTTTGGGGAGGTCTTTAACTGTGGCACCCTTCCCCCTTTGGCCGTATATCCGATGAAGGTTTCCATTTTAGGGCTTCGTGGAAACATACGGCGGAAAATTTCTCTTGCTTCCGGGTGCTTGCAGAAGCAGTATCCCCTTGGATTTCCGTTATTGTTGCCGTTGCAGTTTGCCCTGCCTTCCATTCTCATGTATAAGCACCCGGCACAAACTGGGGGCTTTTTGCTTTTATTCATTCCGCCACGCTCCCTCCTGGTCTTGCCTCAGGTCCGCCTCCATGTTGTCCAATATCTTGTCACTCCGCCTACTCAGGCGGCGGGTGGTGTAGATGGCGTAGATGGCGGCGGCGATCCAGGTCAGCAGGGCCGCAACTTCGAGAATATTGGTGAGCGGTTCCATGGTCTTCACGCTCCTTCCTGGACCAGCGGCGGGGCCTCCTGGAAGTCCGGCTCCCCGGTGGCGGGGTTGTCGGCGTACTCTCCGGCGCTCTCCGGGGCCGGGTCCGCTGGGGCGAAGGTGGGCTTGTTCCCTTCCTCCGCCTCCATGATCCGGGAGGCTATCATGTCCGCCGTGTGGAGGGCCAAGGCGAGGGGGTACTTCTCGAAGGCAGCCCCCACGGTGGCGTCGCCTTCGTAACTTCCGGTGAAGCCCATGTGGTGCCAGATGGCGTACATCTCCGGGGTGGTCAGCTCTATGTACTCTTTGACCAGCATGGCGCTTTTGGAGCCGTGTCCGAGTGGCATCCTGTCGCTGATGGTATAGAAGGGCTTTTTCTCCCACTGGCCGGTCTTCTCATTCTTCACGTTCCGGGTGCTGATGGTGTAGAAGTAGGTCTTGCAAATATCGTGAAGCAGGGCCGCCACGGTCACGCTTTCGTCGGGGATGGTGTCGACCACCTTCCCGGCGGCCCGGTACTCCCAGGCCCCGTCGCTCCGCCAGTGAAGCAGCCCCCGGAGGGCGTCCAGCACGTTGAGGCTGTGCTGAAGGAGGCCGCCCTCACAGGCGAGGTGATATTTGGTGCTTGCCGGGGCGGTGTAGAAGTCGCTTTTCCTGATGTACTCCAGCAGCTTATCCATGCCGGGACGCTGGACCTTGCCCAGCTCCGCCTCGAAGCGGTCAATCAATGCTTGTCTGTCCATCCTGTGTACTCCTTTCAGTTTCCGGTATGGCCGGAAGTCCGGCTCTGATCCTAGCGATCCGCTGGGCCTCGACGTCCGTATTCCAGCCGCAGGTGCCGCAGCGGGTCCGGTCCGTACAGGCTATATGGGGGCGGTTCATTTTGCAGCTTGTGTCCGCTGACATCATTCCGGGTACGTCTCCTTCAGTTCTGGTATTCTTTGGCGTCCGGGTTCCCTCGCAGGGCGACATCCTCTCCGCACTTGCAGCGGACCTCGATCTCCGGGTCCTCCAGGTTGGTCTTGCCGAAGCCCTCATGCTCGCAGTATGGGCAGGTGAAATGGTACCGGGCCAGCGGGGCGGTGAGGTCGATCTGGTGGCCGCATTTACAGGCGATCTCGGTTTGGCACTCCCGGAGGAACACTCCGAAGGTGTTTCCGCACTCCGGGCAGCGGAGCCGAAGAAGCCCCTTGGCTCCGTCTGGCTTTTTCGGCGTGGCCGGGGCGGCGCTCTCAGGCTCAGGCTCGGCTTCGACCCCCGCCTGATGTTCCCGCTTCTGAGCGGCGGTCCTTTGGGCGAGGTATTCCCATGTGGAAGCTGTCGGGACTGGGCCGTATTCATCGGCTATAATCATGCCGGGTGTCGTGGGCGGCTCCAGGGGTTTAATGGTCGGAGTGAAGTCTTCCAAGAGCTTCCGGATCGTGTCTGTGGCCTTGTCGATCTCACTGGCCGTTGCCCCGGCCCCCAGCGTCACGTCGAGAACGGTGTTTTCGTTCTTCTCGATCCGCAGGGTGAATTCGTATCGTGTTGTAAATACTTTCATTGTCCTTTGTCCTCCCCTATGTCCGGCGGGAAGCGGCTGTCCTCGCCGGTGTAGTCTTTATTGATCCAGAAGCCGGGTTTGCCTTCTCCCCGGCGCTCCGGGCCGTACCACCATTTTTTGAAAATGTCGTTGTAAATCCAGCGGTTCCCCGGCTCTCCTACCCAGCGGCAGTGGCGTTGCCAGTAGGGGTCGAAGGCTTCCTTCTCCATCCGCTGGTATATCTCAAAGATCCGCTGCTCCATTTCCTCCCGGTTCAGGTGGTCAATGAGGGCGGCCCGGTATTGGTCGACCAGCCCTCCGGGGCGGCGTTCTTCCTCCAGGATGGCGGCGAGGCGCTTGTCGAGCCAGTCGTTCCCGGCCTTGTCCTCCGGGTGGCGGGGGAAGGCCAGGACCTCCAGGAACCGGGCGGCGTACCAGTCGGCGTCCGCCTGAAGGTCTGCTAAAAGGGCGTTGTAGGCTTTGGCGTACCGGGTCCGCAGCTGGTCCAGGGGGACCTTCTCCCGGTTGTGCTGGAGCTTTTTGAAGTCGGCGTCGAGCTTGTCGAGCCCTTCACGGTCTGTCATGATGTGCGCTCCTTCCCTGTGGGGGTGTTTTGGGGGTTCTATACACCTATTTCAAAAATTAGGTGTATGGTGTGAAAGCCTTGTGCCGCCGGGGCTTCACGGCTTTTTTGGGGTCCTTACACCTAATTTTTTTGAATACCCCCTTTTTTAAGAAATTTTGCAATTTTACAATTCCGTGATGTAAATTTGCAAATTTGCTGAATACAGTTATAAACTGTGTAGGAAGTTGAAATAGGTGTAAGGAAGTTATATAAAGCCTTGCGGCGCTTGGGTTTCCGGCCTTACACCTAACCTTACACCTGGCATTACACCTATTTCGCAGATGTAAGGTTTTTCGCTCAGAAGGGGAGGTCTTCGTCGCCTTCTGTGATCTCTGTGAAGTTCTGCTGCTCCCAAGGCGGCTCCGGGGCCGCTCCTTTGGCCTCCGCTATTTCGTCGGCATCGTCCACGGGGTCCTTGCTTTCGGCCAGCTTGCCGAGGTTGAATTCTACAAACCGGGCGCTCCGGTTGCCGAACCACTTTATGACGGAGTATGCTTTTTTCCCTGTCTTCCTGTCGGTGTCGGTGGAAATCAGGCCCTGTTCGGCGAGGTATTTCATGGTCTTTCGGGGCGAGTATCCGGCTTTGCTCAGGGCTTGGTTCAGCATGGAAGGGAAGATATAGGCGGTGTTGCCGCTCTCGCTGGTAAAGCCCAGGCAGGTGCCGACGGTGTTGGTGCCGAAGTATGCCTTGTTTGAGAGTATCCAGTCCACGATGAACTGGGCGGCGTTTTCGTTGACGTCGGTGGCGTTGCTCTCGACTTGGTTCACGAGGATGCTGGCCGCCATCTGCTGGGCCGCCTTCCAGGACGCCTCCGGCTCCCCGCCGAAGAATAGGGTGTCGATCATGGCGTCCGCCAGGGCGACGGCTGCTATACCTGAAATGTGGGAGCCGTTCTTCCCCTCGCTGATGTCCCGGACATATCTCTGCATTCGCTCGTAGGCGTCTACGATCTCCCGTTCGTCCAGCTTCAGCAGATGGCTGATGAAGGCGGGGCCAGCCCAGCCGCAGTCCGTGGCCGCCTGTTGGTGCATGAGGGCGGCGTCCTGTTCGTTGTCGAAGGGGCCGCCGTACAGCTCCAATACACGGGTGCTGACGCCGGTTTGTGAGGTTTCGGTGCTGAGGGGTTCTTCCCCGGTAGCCAGGGCGACGGTGCGCCACTGGTAGGTGGTCTGTATGCCTCCGGTCTTGCTGCCTCTGATCTTGCCGGTGCCGGAGGCGATCATGTAGACGATCTTTTCCAGCGCTCCCTGGTTTGTTCCGGCCAGCTGGCGTTCGTCTATGCCAAGGGGTAGGTCGCAGTAGAAAGCGGCGGTACGCTCCAGGCCGACCTGGGTGGCGTTGAAGTTCACCATGAGGCGCTCCGGGTCCCCCCAGGCCGAGAGGGCGGCTTTGAGAGCGGCGGTCTTTCCGCCCTTGCTGCCTCCCCAGTTGTATACGAAGAAAATACGCTGCTTTACGATCCGCAGGAGAGGGGCGGCGAAGCTGGCGGCCAGGATGAAGCGGAATTTATCTCTCGCCCGGTGGGGGGCCATGTGTTCCACCCAGCGCTCCAGGGTGCCGTTTTGGCAGTACGCTGCCGCCATTCCCCTTTGGCTGGGGTCTATGTCCAGGGTGATCCCTTCGTCGTGGCCGGGAAGGAAGCGCCGTCCCGGCTGCCAGCCGAAGGTGGAGGTGGCGTCGTTCCTGGGTATAATGTCGATGTTCTCCGCCTCCAGCGCTCCGAGGAACTTGACCACCTGTCGGCTGTTCTCCGAGGTGAGGGTGCAGCCGAGGTCGGCAAGGTCTGTGATCTTCCTGCTGGAAAAGATGGTGGAGCGGGGGTATATGGCCGTATGCCAGCGGTCATCCCGTTTGAAGGCGATCTCTATCCGTTCATCCCCTGTTTCCAGGCTCTTTAGGCGCTGCGTCAAAATGATGGGGGTCCGGCAGAAATTGGCCGGGGTCCCGGTCTTTTGGTCGATGGCGCTGATTCCCTTGTCTGAGTACAGAAAGCCCTCCGGCTGCCGGAGGCGGATCGGCGCTCCGGGTATGATCTCCGGCGTCAGTTCGGCGTCCAGGTTTACCGGCTCTGCCTGGGCCAAGAGGGAGCGGATCAGCTTCCCGCCTTCCTCCTGGCCGTGGGCGAGGTATAGGTCCGAGGGGTCCTTCACGTCAAGGTCGCTGCAGCGCCAGCGGTAGACCTCCCCGGTGAAGCCGGTATCCTTTAAGGCCCGGTAGACCTTGGCGGTGAATGTGTCCCCGCCGGTGTCCGGCTCTTTGTGAATGTAGAGCTTCAGGCCCTGGAGCGGCTTCGCCATTTCGGTTTTGAACATGGAAGCTCCGGGGGTGCCGATGGCCGGGAGGCCCATGTACCAGAGGGACTGTGTATCGCTTTCCCCTTCGACCAGGATGGCCCAGCCGGCCTTTTGTATTTCAGGGAGCCTCCACTCGCCGTAGAGGCCGATCTTGCCGGTGCTGCCGTAGCGCCAGCGGAACTCCTTCCGGGCGTAGCGCTTCCGGTAGGTGACCTCCTGGCCGTCCTGTCCGGCGTAGGAAATCCGGAGGTATGTGGTGCCGTCCCGGTCCCGGCCTGTGCTGGCCCTGCATTTGTCCCGGAGAAAGTCTTCCGGGAGGCCCTTGTCCTGGGCGTACTGCTCCAGACTGTAGGAGCCGAGGTCCTGTCTGGCCTTTTCCTTCGTGCCCTGTTTAGGCCGCTCCCGGCTGACGCCGTACTTTTCCAGAATGGCCTTGTATGCCTCTTTGGTGTCGACACCGTGGTATTTGGCCCAAAAGCCCACGAAGTTCCCGCTCTCCCCGCAGCCGAAGCAGTTCCATTTCCCGGTTTTGAAGTCGACGTGGAAGCTGCCAGTCTTTTCATGGTGGAACGGGCAGCGGCCCATCATTTCGTCGCCTGTAATCTTGTATCCTTCTATAACGGCGGTGTACTCCGCCCTATAGTCAACGATACTGTCAAGGTCTACGTTGTCCCATGCCAAGTCTCACCACCGCCGCTTTCGTATCAAATTTCATCGTCTGATCTCCTGTGGGGTATCGGAGGGAGCCGCTATGTTATGCGGCCCCCTCCGGGCGTTGGTATCAGGCGAAGGGGAGGTCTTCGTCGGTATGGGGCGGGGCCTCCTGGAAGTCGGCAGCGGGGGCGTCCCCGTCGTTGAAGTCGTCGGCGCTCACGTCCACGCCGCCGTCCCGGCTCCGGGGCGCTTCCTGGGCGGGGGCGTAGTCGTCCAGGGTGAGGGTCATGTTCTGGTATTGGCCCTTGATCTGGCGGCGCATGGCCACGGCCTGGGCGGCGACAGCCGGGGGCAGAAGTCCTGCCTTGGAAACTACCACCTTGCTGTAATCAATTCCTCCGGCGTTTTTGGCTTTCTCCAGGGTGAGCTTCACGATGAGGCCGGTATACGGTACGCCGCCGCCGAGAATCTTCTGGAGCTGGCGGTTCACGTCCTTGATGGAGGTGGGCGGTACTGTCAGGAGGTAGAAGTTGGGGTCGCCGTCCAACATGAGGTAGAGGCGGCGCATATTCTTGCAAGCCTTCCCTTTGGCTTGGTCGCCCTTCACATCGGCGGCGCTGCCGAACTGGTTCATGGGGCAGATTTCGCAGGTCCGCAGTTCCCCGGTTTCCAGCCAGACGCCGGTCTTGCCGTCCATGCTGCTACAGGCCGGAATCTTGTCTTCCGGGTTGCTGGTAGCCCCGAAGGGGTTGGGCCAGAAGCCGTTGAGGCGGTGGGTGAAGATGATTACACCGTTGATCTCCTTCAAATACTCCACGTCGCTGTCTTCCTCGCCCTGGACCTCGTAGGCGAGGCCGCCCTTGGCGGGGAGCTTGATAAGGCGGCAGTTGATCCCACTCTCCGGGTCCAGGTCCTCCATCTGGTCCTTCAGCTCCGCCATCAGCTCCGGGTCCATGCCCTCGTATCGGTTGGCGATCTTGAAGTTGTCGGCCAGGGCCAGGGCGGTTTCGTTCTTCTTGCTTGCCATCTTTCTTTCCTCCTATCAGTTGTTGTCGCCGTCTTCGGCGGCTCCGTCTGCTGCTTCTTCGGGGTCGGCGTCTTCGGCCTCTACGGGGTCGGCCTCCTGGAACTCCCCGGCGGCGGCCAGCCGGTCCAGTGGCGTTTCCTCCGGGGCGGTGGTTTCGGCTGTGTAGAGGTCTTCCAGGGTCCGCTTCATTTCGGCTGCCGCCTTGATGATGATGGCCGTCGCCTCCAGGGTGCTGTTGTAGATGGAGCTTGTGGCCTCGACGGCGGGGAAGTTGGGGTCAGCGAGGGTCCCCAGCAGGGTCCCGGTATCGTCCTTTATGGCCTTGACAGCCCCGTTGATCCGGGCCAGCTGTTCGGCGGCTATGCCATACGCTTCGTGGCGGTTCCGGACGTAGGGCGGGGCGATCTTCCGCTCCAGGGCCACGGTCCGGTGGTGGCGGTCTATCAACTCCCCGGCGGCCTTCACGGCGTCGGTGGCGACCGCCTCCATCGCCTTGTCGAGCTGCTTCCGGGTGTCCAGCGCCATCTGTTCATATTCCTCTCTCACTTTTTCTTGCTCTCCTTCCTCCGGGTGATGTCGTTGAATTCGTAGGTACGGATCACTCCCTCCAGGGCCTCGGTCAGCTCCCCGTGTTCCTCAACGAAGGCGCTCATGGCCCCCTGAAGGGTCCGGGCGTTGACCGTTTCCACGATCAGCCCTCCGAGGCCTTCCTCCCGGAGTACGTCGAGGAAGTTCAGGCCTTCGGCGGCGAGGTCTTCGTCGGAGCGCTTGCTGTAGGAGGTCTTGGGGGTGAGGGTGAAGCTGTAACCGCCGGTGGAGATCCGGGGGCAGTCGTCGTCCAGCATCTGCTGGGCGATTTTGGCCTTTGCCGCCTCGATTGCGGCGTTGTTCTCTTTGGTTTGGGCGGCCAGGGCGTCCTTCTTCTCCAGAAGGGCTTGGTAGTCCTTTACCATGTCGAGCAGTGTCATGATGGTGTCGCTCCTTTTTCGTTATATTCTGAAGCCCTGCTCTTGGGCTGTCAGTCGGTGGTGTCGCCGAAGTCCCGGTCATATTCCTCCGGGGTGATAATCTCTATGTCCTCCGGCGTGACGCAGCGGTCAAGGAAGACCATTTTTAGAAGGCTTTCAACGTTTTCCTTGAAGCAGAAAGGCTCTGTCAGGACTTCATAGGGTATCGGTTCCGAAACCTCCCCCAAGTCCAGGCAAGCCCCAGTGGGGGCCGGGTTGCCGTCTTCGTCAGTGGCGAGGCCGTTTACCTTGAAGCAGATCCGCAGTCTCATTTCCGGTCCTCCAGGCGGCGGCACATCTCCCTGGTGCCGACCTTGTAGTAGGCCATGCAGCGCTCCCCGGCGCAGGGGGCGAAGCGTTCATTGAAGGTTCCTTTCCCGGTGTGGCCGTTGTATTCCCGCTCCACGATTTTCTTAAAGGGGCAGAGCTTGCTTTTGGGTTCCAACTGCTTCACAGGTCCTCTCTCCCTTCTTCCTCCCAAGTGTCCGGCTCCTGGGCGGCCTCCTGGTGCTGGCCCCGCATGGCCACGAGCTTGGACTGGAGGTCGTAGTTCTCCGCCTTGAGTCGGTCCGTCAACTCCTGGGCTTTCTTCAGCTCCTGTTCCAGCTTGGCGATCTTCTCGCCCTTGGCCTGGATGGCCTGGTCAGCGGTGGCCTTGGCAGAAACCAGCTCCCGGTACTCCCCGAGGGTGATGGTGACCGTCAGCTCCTGTCCGGCGAGGAAGTCCTTCTTCTCCCAGCTGTAGCTATCCAGCTTCTTCTCCTGGACTGCGTCGTTGTCGAAGTGGGAAATTGTGATGTTGTCCATGTCTTCCATTCCTTTCTGTTTTTAGAAAAATTGCCGCCAGTTGTCGACCACCGTTTTCGCCAGGTCTTCCTTCTTTGCCAGGGCCTGGAGTATGGTTTCGTCCACGGTCTTCTCCGCCACGAGGTGTATATAGGTGCAGCGGTTCCGCTGGCCGATCCGGTGTATCCGGCTGAGGCTTTGGCTGTAGGTGGCGTAGTTAAAATTGACGCTGTAGTATACGCAGGTATCCGCTGCCGTGAGGGTGATCCCAGTCCCGGCGGTGTCGATCTGACCGATGAAGGCCATTGTGGCCGGGTCCGTCTGGAACTGCTGAACGATGGCCCCCCGGTCCTCCTTCTTTATGTCCCCGTATATGGCGACGGCCTTCATGCCGCTGGGCTTCAGGGTCTTCTCGCAGAGGGCTTCGATTTCGTGTATCTCCGGGAGGAACCGGGCGAAAATGACCAGCTTCTTTTTGCCTTCCACAACGTAGTCCTGCAAAATGTCAGCCAGGGCGTCCAGTTTCCCCCGGCTTACCAGCTGGGGGCGGGTGGCGTCATCCTCTACCAGGAAGCCGCCGGTGAACTGCTGGAGGCGGAGCAGCTTGGTGAGGACCGTGGTGGCCGTTATGGTGCCGCTGCCGTCCAGCTCTGCGAAGCCGTCCCGGCGGAGCTTGTCGTATATGTTCCGCTCTTTCCTGTCCAGGGTGACGTAGCGGTTTTCGAAGGTCTGTTCCGGGAGGTCGAGGGCTTCGTCCTTCGTCACCCGGTAGGCTATGGAGTGTTCCTTCTGGATCAGGGTGTCGAGGTCCCGGTATTGGACTATCTGCTTCCGGTTGAAGCCGCCCATTACGCAGTACCGGCCCCGAAAGGCGTAGAAGTTATCGCCGAAGATAGAGGGGTCCAGGAAGCGGTACTGGCTGAAAATGTCCACGGCCTCGTTTTGTACGGGGGTACCGGAAAGAATGAGCTTATACCTTGCCCGATCCCCCAGTTGGTGGATCGCCTTGCTTTGGGCGGCGTCGTGGGTCTTGATCCGCTGGCTTTCGTCGCAGACTATCAGGTCGGCGTCGTACCCCTGGAGGGCCT